AAGATATTGCAGGAACTCACGAATTGTCATAAACCCAGTCTTTCCCGGAACCTTCTTTGGCATGTCTTTCCACTTCAGATGAGTAGGCTCATTCTTATCATCATCCGTTCCATATACCTTATCTTCTGGCAATCCAAAAACGTCAATAGCAATACGCTTCAATGGATCGGCAAGTGCATAAATCTTTACAGATTTCATTTGCTCTAAAACTGCGTCAACATTTACATAAGGTTCTTTAAATGGAAAATACTCTTCGTCTGTTGTTTCTCCAAAAACATCAGATACTTCGATATCTCCACTATCGCTGAGTCTTGCCTTTTTGCAAACTCCAGATTCAATTAATTTCAGCATGGTAACAAAGTTGCAGCAAGTATTCTTGCCACTTTGCTTTTTACCAGCAAATGCAATAATTTGTGTCATTAGTTGTCTTCTCCGAAGTGATTCTCGACTACTTCTAGCATATCAAGCCTGTCTTTTGCATCAACCAGCTTGTCCAATGCTTCGTCTAGGTTGTCTAAATAGTCCTTGGTTGAGTGTTCTCCCACACCCGCAGAGTGATTAAACAGTAGCTCGAATGACATCAAAGCTGCTTGATAATCTGTTTCTGCTTTGTTGTAGAGATAGTTAAGTGCATGTCTTTTGACGCTCATTGATATACTTCCTTTGCTTGATTAATTAGTGGTAAAATATCTTCAGTTACTTCGTTGGTGCTCATTTCACCAACATCATTTTTATTAATGTCAACTATGTAAACCCTGTAGGTTCTTTCTAGTTGCTCTCTGATCTTTTCTGCTGCTTCTTGTCCGGCTTGATTTTCATCATTGTCCATGATAATAACAACTGTTAAAGCACCCGATTCATCTATAAGATGTCTCTGGGGTGGATTTAGGGACGTTCCGAACAAGGCAACAGAATTATGGACACCCGATTCCTCAAGCCTCCAAACATTTCCGGGCGACTCAACCAATATTATCACACCGCTAGATATGACATGATCTTTTGCCTTATGATAATTATACAATGCTTTTTCCTTTTCGAAGCCTTTTGTATGCCTCCATTTTGGAAAAAAATGACAGTCTTTTTTTGGATCATGATATGATTTGCATTTATCGCATTGTTCAAACACACTTCTGCCAGTAAATCCAATAATAGTTTCACCCACATCGTCATACACAGGAACGACAGCACGATTAAACATTGGCTTGCCATAAGTCTTACAAGTACCAATATCATAATCATCCAACACTTCTATACCATATCCTCTTTGCATATAGTATTGAGAAGGAATCTCAACTCTCTCTCTATAAAAGTCTCTTGTGATTGTTCCACGAACCTTTCCTCCAGATAGCCCAGAAACCATCTTGTTAAACTCATGATTTCCAGTGTCAATCGCTTGACCTTTTAGACCGTTAAAATCTAAATTATATCTATCTAGAAGAAACTCAATAGTCTCATCAAAAGATACTGTTTTATCTCCGGGAACGCTCCAGTCGTGTTTGATTCTGGAAAGACCTCCACGAATCATACTCAGCAAAGATGTCCCAAAATGTGCTTCACAGCCATGAGTTCTACACTTGTAGTGAACTCTGTAGTCTGCGTCATAATAAAGATTCAGTGCTGTTTTATTATCGCCACCGTGAATAAAACATTCAGAGAAATAAACTTTCTGACCTCTATGGTGTTCAACATCAAAGTAGTCATAAATATCTTCAAGATTATCTAAGACAACTTCTGTTAGTTCATTTATCTTTGCTTGATCTTTATACTTAGAAAGCCACGTCTTCTTCGTCATCAACTTCACCTTCTGTATAAGAACCACCTTCTGCTAACTCATAAGCTGTTTGTCCTTCGATGAGCTTTGCGTAAGCACCTTTCATGAGAACATTGATATAGTCACCGTCATCCAAACCCTCGCCATGCCTAGCGATAATAGGAACTAGTTTTCGGTTTCCATTCTCAGGACCATCTTGTGCAATCTCTTCATCAGATTTTTGCTTATAAATTGTAAAATTAGAACATAGCCACATGATTCTATCAGAACCACTAGCTGCGTCAGTTGATTCTTTGTTAATACCATCCCTGTTAAGCTGAATAAAAGAAAGGATTGGTACTTCATATCTAAGTGCGAAGTTGTGAAGCGAAGTCATCATGAAACCTAGAAGCTGAAATTCTTTTAGGTCGCTTTTTGCAAGCTCAGATGCTTCCATAAGTTTGACGTAATCATACACAATCACACAGTCATTCGCTTTGCCTTGATCGTTTAGACCAACGACTTTTGCAAGCCAACGCCGCATGATTGAGATTTGATCTTCAAACGGCTTTCCACCAATATTCTTATGATAGAAAGGAATATTCTTTTTCTGTTGTGCCAACTCCATGAGAGAATTTTTTCTAAAGTCATTGTTGGCAAATTGTCCAGTTTCAATATCATTGATAGTTGACTTACCAGTAGTTCCGTATGAAATCATAGATCCACCACGGTTTTGCTGGTCTTTCCTTGTCATTTCTGTATCAAGATAAAGAACAGGAATGTCACGGTTTGCTATGTCAGCACCCATATTAAGGCCAATCAAGCTCTTACCAACCTTGGTTCTAGCACCAATGACATTCACAGTTCCTTTTCTTAGTCCACCACCGATTGCAAAGTCGTACTTTGTAAAACCAGTAGCGATACCGATCTGGTCGATTTGATTCTCTGATCTTTCTTCTAGATACTCATCCAAGTCACCGAACAAAAGTTCTGGTGCATCGTCATGGTCGTTTAGAAGAGAGGTAAAGTCAAAGATAGATTCTTCTGCAAGTCCAAGAATGTGAGATACAGATTCATCTCCCTTGAGTTGCATATACTTTTCTTTGGTATCATCAAGCTGATCCACCATCATTCTTGCGATCTGTAGCTTCCTTGCTTTTGCAGCAAACTTTCTTACGTTCTCAAAGAGAACAGGAAACTTCATAATTGCATTTAGATGTGATATTTCATTCTTATTGTTGAAGAAATCTGCAAGACCAATCTCCTTGGCAGAAGAAAGGATTGAGGGTACATCAATTTTTCTTGAGTCATCTTCTTCAAACAGCCTTCTAACGCAACTAAAGATTATAGAGTTAGAATCAATAGTAAAGGTGTTCGCGTCTACAATGTCAGCAACATCAAAAAATGCTTCAGAGCCATGTCTGCAAAGACCTGCTAGTACGGCTCTCTCTGCTGCTGGATCAGCTAAAATCATTTAATTACCATCCTGCTTGAGTAGAACAAGCGTTACATTTCCAACGATCAGGGTTTGAAACAAGTGTGGCTGATATTTCATATTCATCTCCACACACACAACAATCGACATCTATCAAAGAAGAACTTCTAGAAGGCTTTTTAAAGTTAAGTCTTTTGCTTCTAGCTTCCTCATCTTCTTGCGATGCCTTACTCAATTCTACTTGCTCATTTGCATCGAGATTGGCAGAACCGATCATTTCTTCAAATTTATTGACCCTTGGAGAATCTGTATCTATAGGAAGAACCCTACAAGATTTACCTCTAGATCCTCTAGATTTCCCACCTCTTTTAGATTTTCTCTTTTTATTTCTAGCGTTAGCCTTGCTCTTGGATTGTCCTCTACCTTTTCTTCTATTGCTGTTAGAGCCATCAGATCTTGTAGAATGGATGTGGGTATTGAAGGTCTGTTGCTCTTCTTCTTGCTCTGGTTCATCACCAAGAAGTTCCATCAAATCTTCTTCACTTAATTTATCTAATAACTTTGCTATTAGTTTTTTCTTATTCATTTCATCACCTTTGCCCTTTGCAGATTTACGAACAAGTCTCCTACATTTTTTACAGAAGTAGCCAAGTATGTTAGCCTTTCCGCTCGCTGTTCTGCATAGTTTTTTAATCTTAATAAATCTTTCGTATGAGAGTTTTCATTAACAGCCTGTGCATATTGACTGTCCCACGAACCTCTATACTGAGCCTCTTTGCCTGAGATCAAGGATTTGATTTTGTTAGCTGCCCACTTTGCTCTGGCAGTCTCTCTATTAAAACATCTCTGCAAATGAAAAGAAAATCCTGCAAGCAAGATAGCCGCTTGAGCACAATCTTCAAGACTTAATCTCTCCATTTGTTCTCTAGACATTGACATGTATTTTTTGACTTCGCTCTCATGCTCGTGCGTCTCAGAGAAGCCAGACAAACCAACTTTAGTTTCATATTCGTCTAATGCTGCGTCCAGCTTTTCCATTTGTCCTAACGCGATTGAATTATCTCTTTCCATTCCTCAACCTTTTTATCATATGGTAGTTCAATAAGGGTGATATTGTTTGTTTCACACCAGTCTCTTTTGTCGGTATCATTCTTTCTCTGATTTAGAAAGTCCTGTGCGGAAGCATGGTACATAGTATTAAACTTATAATGCTGTTGACCATGAACTTCCACAGCTAATTTAATATTATTAATAAAGAAGTCTAGATATTGAGTCTTACTTCTTGGTTTGATAGGAACTTCTTCAAGAATACGCATTGTCGGAAACAACTCGTAAAGAATCTTCCTAGCCTCAGTGTGGAGTTTTGATCTACGTCTAGAATCGCTCGCAGTAACAATATCTCCAGTTGGCTTCCAAGTACTTACATTTCCATGTAAATCTCTTACTTTCATGCCATACCTACCATCTCGAATACCTGCTGCCTTAATTCATCATAGTATTCTGGGTTATTTTCTAGATAAGTTGCAAAGTTAGACATACCTTGAACCTTCTCACCATTTGGCAGAGTAAGCCAAGTCTTTCCTTCTACCAATCCATAATCCTTAGCCAATTCAGCCAATTCATATTCATTCCAGATACCGTGTCCATACTTAATTATACTCGTAACTTTTTGTCCCGGAGCACCGATAGCAGAGTTTTCTACAACCCAGTTGACCTTTTGACCAATCTGAGTTTCACCTTGCATGAGAGGTTGCTTGTGAGTAGCCCATAGCTTTACGTCTTGAGCATACTTCAAAGCACTGCCCGACTTCTCTACCTTACTTTTACCTGCACCAAACTTTTGGATATTAGCCATTAGGTGAGTAATGCCAACCAGAGTAACCCTATTGATTGGCAGCACATTTGCAAATCTAC